GCTACCTGATTTATCGAGTGGCATAAATATCCTTAATCAAATTGTTTGCGATACATTAGCGATACACCGCCTTGACCCATCGGCTGACCCATAAACTGTGATTTATTGGGGTAATACCCTAAAGTCAAGCGTTGGTCGGGTGTTCCATAACTTAGGTCTACAGAATTAACCGTAGCTGGAATGTTAAAGCGATTGTCCGCAAAACTTGTTCCTGTTGCGCCAACGCCCAAAGTGCTGTTATCTCCTACAGGAAAGTTATAACCTAACCTGCCTTGCATTAAAGTACCAGCTTTACCAATATCCATAGCCCGACCACCAACCTCTAAATTTCTTAGAATCTGCGCCAATTTATTGGCTTGCTGGTAATCGACTTTTTTGTCCATTATTTCAAGAACTTAAGTTTATAAGCGGTGGTGTTAATGAGGTCTGCGATCTCATCAATAATGTTCTGTAGTTCGCTGTCTTGGGGTAAATCTTGGCGGGCATCTTTTACAAAGTTTTGTAAAGATTCCATGTAGCGCACTGGGTCTTTAGGCTGGTGGTACATGCTTGGGAAGCTGGTGAACTTACCGTACTTACCCATGTAAGATTCGGCAAAGGTGTCTGTTAGTTCTACAATGCCATCGTAGTATTCAGCGAGTGCGCTGTGCTTAGAAAAACTGTCGGTAGACCAATGGAAAAAATGCGTGTTAGTCGCAGAATGTAACAATGTAGCTACAAATAAGGCACAATTTTCCATAAGGACTCCTTGTTTTTATTGATTATAGTCGTGTTTTGGGATTAATCCAATCACTCTTAATGCAGATTCAGGACTATCTACTCGACTAAGTGGCCCACCTTTCCAGTTGGCTATAAACTTTAATTGGTCAGGGGTATAGCGACTTTTAGCATTTGCCTTTACTTCCATTAGTATTGTTTCACCACCATAAGTTACCATTAGGTCGGGCAGACCTTTTCCAACCATTGATAAAATATAAACATCTGCCCCCGCTTTTCTGAGGGTTTCTACTATTTCAGTTTGGTTAGCGTCAGTTCTTTTAGCGTATGCCATTGTTTTTTAACAGTACTCGGTTAATATATGCTAACTTTATCATTATAAGGTATGTCATGGTACGAAAAGCGTGTAGTGACGAAGAATTTATTGCTCTTTGGAGAGAACACCAATCTCCTGAAAAGGTTAGCCAAATTATTGATATAAGCACTCGCAATGTTTTAAAAAGGCGAAGAAGACTAGAAAAACAATATGACATTGTTTTAGATGCATTGACTCCAAACGGAATGCCTAAAGTTTACATTCCCGATGAGCAGATGCAAGCCAATGTTACGATTGATAATGGCGTTATCTTAGTTGGGTCGGATTGTCATTACAACCCACAATATATTACAACAGCCCATCGAGGCTTTGTCCAATTTGTAAAATATCTGAAACCAAAGATTGTCATTCTCAATGGAGATATAGCCGACTTTGCAAGCCTTTCACAACATCATCGCATTGGTTGGCAAAAAGGCCCAACAGTCAAAGAAGAATTAGATGAGATTCAGGCAAGGCTTGGAGATATTGAGGCTGTGCGCCCTGCTGGTTGCAAATTGATGATTTCGATCGGAAATCATGATTTAAGATTTTCGGGCAAATTGTCTAATGTATTGCCAATGTACGAGAACATTAAGGGTTTTGACATTGCTGACCATACACCGCATTGGAAATGGTACTGGTCAATCATGGTCAATCAGACTTGTATGATTAAGCATCGTTGGCACAACGGGGTTCATGCAGTCTATAACAATACAATCAAATCAGGCACTAGCTTTGTTACGGGGCATTTACATTCTCTCAAGGTAACTCCTTGGACTGACTATACGGGTACGAGATATGGGGTCGATACTGGCACCATGGCCTGTATTAAGGACAGCCAGTTCAGCTATACCGAAAACAATCCAGTCAATTGGCGGGCTGGATACGCAGTATTGACTTTTATTAATGGCAAAATGATGCCACCCGAACTTGCAGAAGTTATCAATGAAGACGAAGGTTTAATTTATTTTCGTGGTCAATTAATGAAGGTATGAATATCACTCCTGCAATGCTTCGTAATTTGTATGCAACTATTTATTGTTGCCATCCATTTACAAAATGGAATATGCCATTGCCTGAAGAAATCAAGTTTGAGGTAATTGAAGACCCATCGGCATACGCATACTATACCTATGATGAAGGTGAAGAATACGCCCACAAAATACAAATATCTAGGGCTTTGTGTGGTCATTTCATGACGGTCTTAAGAAGTCTTTGCCATGAAGCCGTTCATATGTCTAGATGGGCGCACTCAAGAGAGCGTTGGAATCACCATGATCGTGTTTTCAAAATGCGGTGTAAAGCTGTGGCAGACGAATTTGGTCTAGACCCATTAGAGTTGTAGCCTAGCATTGACTATACCTAGTAAGGTATCGAACTCAATTTGGTGGTATCTTTCAAAAGCTTTTGCTCCGAGTCCATGCACACCTGTAGCACCTCTGTGATGCTCGGTACATAATGGGAGTATTGGTGCTTCTGACCGCTTTCCACCAAAGCGTCTGACATGGTGAAGCTCTGCGGGGGTGTCATTGAAGCCCATGTGGTAGCATAAGACGCAACCAAGTCTTGCAATTTCGTCATGGCGTTTTTTATCCTTTTTGTTCATTGAATATTTGCATCTTTTTGCAATATATCTTCTAGTTCTTGGGCTAAATCTACCACATCACAGCTTAATAAATAGGCTTCTGTATGGTCATTTTTAAGTTTAAGTTCATGCACCCGTTTAACAATACGGGTTATGTCTAAGAATACTTCTGCAAATCCTCTCATCGGGTCAACCTTTCTAAGTTTCTGTCATTAGCTTGTTGGGTACGCCATGCTTCAAAACGCATCTTAGCGGCTTCTAATTGCCATCTTAAGGCTTCTTTTTGTTCTACCGCTACCCCTATGGCTTTGCATAAATCTTGGTATTCAGGACTGCGGTAAGCTTCCCGTTCCTGCGCCCCTAAGGATTGTTCTTCTGTTTGCGACATCTTGATGGCTTTAAGACTATGCCTAAAGTTCTCAAGCTGGGCCAGTTCACCGCTTGCCTTAGCATATTGCGGTGCGGTTTTAAATATAAAGTCTATTGCTTCGTGTGGGTCATACTCTTTCATCTAATCTCTCCATCAATAATTGCCATGCAACAGCCGCCACTTGTGGAACTTGTCCATTTCCAAGGGCTTTATTTCTGTCCATTCTTGCGGCCACCCCATCAACCATTCGTAAAGGTTCGGGTTGATTAAAGACGGCACATAAGTCCCATTTTCCTTTGCCGTGCGCCTGACTCCCGAACCCCCAGCGTTGCCCCCACCCGTTCCCGTGGTCGGTGTTGGCCATATCACGCCCCGTTTCTGCATGGCTTTTCTGCTGTTGCTCCCACCGCTTGATCCTGTCGTTGGAGTATGGAAGAACCTCTCGTTGTCGGGCAACAATCCAAATTCTCTTTCGGTGATGTTTAGCCCCGATGTCTGACGCTCCCAGCACTCCCCATTCCGCATCGAACCCCATGTTGGCCAAGTCTGCAAGAACTCGGTCAAGTCCTCTATGAGTGAGCATTGGGCTGTTTTCCACGAACACGAACTTTGGTCGTACTTCGCAAATGACCCTTGCCATTTCTTTCCACATTCCTGACCGTTCTCCATCAATTCCTGCGCCTTTTCCTGCGGCAGAGATGTCTTGGCATGGAAATCCGCCTGAAATGACATCAACAATTCCTTGCCACGGTCTGCCGTCAAAGGTTTGAACATCATCCCAAATTGGGAAAGGCGGGAGAAGTCCGTCATTTTGTCTTGCGGCAAGTACACAAGCTGGGTATTGTTCCCACTCAACGGCACAGACGGTTTGCCATCCAAGAAGATGTCCCCCAAGTATTCCCCCACCAGCACCTGCGAAAAGAGCCAGCTCATTCAATCCACTCCCCCCAATTACCTCGATTTTTTTTACCATATTGGTCAGCGTAGCCTTGTAGTAAATTACTATCAATTTGGTATTTTGATAGGTATTCCCTAAACTTTGCCAACCCCCATTTACTACGCCACTTGCATAACTGCCGTACTGCACATTGATATTGATGTTCAGTCAATCTCCATACCCATTCGCATCATGCACTTTTTCTTTAAAGTATCGTAGCTATCGTACCCATTACCTAAAATACCTAGTTCTCTAGCTTTGTTCTCAATACCTTGTTGGCTAAACATCCAAGACCTATCCACTTTTTCTTTAACTGGGGTCATGTCTAAAACATCTTGAAATCTAAGACCGTTGATCCACGATGCGGGGTACGGGATATAGTCTATTTCGGTGCGTTTAAGTTGCCAATATCTAAGGTGCTTTGGCAAGGCTTCTAACGCTTCACGCTTTTCATTGTCAGTCAATCTTTTCCAAGCAATTTCAGCTTTTTTCTTTGCGACCTTTTTAGGCCAATTCATCCAAAACTTTTCAAAATCCACACTAAACCCCTATTTAACTAAAAACACCAAACCAAAATTACTTACTGAATATCCGCCATACACCACCGCCATAGGCATATTGCCTTTAAAGCCCTGCTCTACAGCTATGTATCCGTAAATCACACCTGTAACAATGATTAGCCAAGAACTCATCTTTTGCGTTCTTTCAGTTAGTCCAATAGTAAATAAAAACGGCAATTATCATGACCGTGGCAAACAGGATAAAAGTTCCTATTGCAAACACGGTCATTATGGTTTCGATCATTTCACTAGTATAAGTTAAGTTAGCTTAAGTATGTCAACAGGTATTTTATTAGGACTTACCCTTAGTGTTGTTTTTTTGTTATAGGTATCCCAAAGGTGATAGCACCCCATCCATTCAAGAAGTTGATCTTGAACTAATGCTCCCGAAGGTAGTGTTCATTCGATGGTCAGGTTGTCAATCACCATTGTCCTGTCCGTCTTGTGTAGTACCCACTCAAGTCTACGGGGCTTGCTGTCAGGTGTAAACCAGCCCATGCTCTATTCCACGCCACCCAT